AAGGCAAGTGCCGTTTGTGGCGTCAGGGCTCTAACTATGACAAAGTTTTTGTGCATTACCTTATTGCACAGGGGTGTGTGGATGAGGATGTGCTTGCAGCAGTACAGGATCGTGAGAGCACCCACGAGAACGTGATGAACGTATTAAAAGCACGCATTAAAAAAGTAAAGGAGGCCGCAATATGACACTTAAAGAATTATCGCAGCTGTATCATCTTAACCGAGAAATAGAAATGGATCAGCGCAGGTTGGAAGAGTTAAGGGTAAAAGCCTCTTCCCCATCCGGACCTAATCTCACAGGGATGCCTGGAGGCGGCAACAGTCTTGACTCTCGCCTTGATCGATATATTGCCGAAATCGTTGATCTTGAAGCTATTATATCTGCCAAAGTGACACTGTGTATTCACGAACGCAGCAGGCTCGAACGATATATAGCTGATATTCCAGATAGCTTAACACGCCAGATATTTACTTTCCGCTTTGTAAGTGGACTTTCGTGGGAACAGGTTGCGGCACAAATCGGAGGCTACAATACAGCAAAGAATTTAAGTAATATTTGCTATCGGTACATTGAGAAAACGAAAGATGAGCATTTACCGTGAATTTGAGGACAATGAGGAATTTATATAGAGTATAATGTTATTGTGGGTATTGACCTAAAGGACAATGCCTCCTTGGATTGAACAGCAGCAGGGTTTAACTCTCTCCCCTGCTGTTGTTCTTTTATTTCGTTTGAAAGTGAGGTGATACTCTTGACTGATAGGCAACAGAAGTTTGCTGACGAATATCTGATTGACTGCAACGCCACAAGAGCCTATAGAGCGGCTTATCCGGCTGTAAAAAAGGACAGCACAGCAGCACAAGCCGGCAGCAGACTGTTGAGAAATGTCAATGTTGCAGCATATATCACGGAAAAGCTGGCCGAAATCAGCAGCCGCAAAACCGCCGAAACAAAAGAGGTTATGGAGTATCTAACCTCAGTTATGCGGGGCGAAAGCAAAGCCAGCGTTGTAGTGGTTGAGGGCTATGGAGATGGATGCTCAGAAGCTAAAATCATAGATAAGCCTCCGGACGAAAAAGAACGCCTCAGAGCTGCGGAACTTTTAGGCAAGCGGTACGGTCTTTTCACCAGTAAAGTTGATGTGGAGGGTGCAATCCCCGTTATTATTTCAGGCGGTGAGGATCTTGAAGATTGAGAGCCACCGTCTACATCTTCCGGATGTGGTAGGTAAAGGGTATGGCACTTTTTGGAACTTCAAGGGCCGGTACCGTGTATGCAAAGGCTCCCGTGCGTCAAAAAAATCAAAGACAACAGCTTTAAACAATATTACCCGGCTTATGGAGTACCCTCAAGCCAATTTGCTCTGCGTGCGCAAAACATACCGCACTCTCAAAGACAGCTGCTTTACAGAGCTTAAATGGGCTGTACATCGCCTCGGCGTTGATGCGTGGTGGGATATAAAAGAGAGCCCTCTCGAAATGACCTACAGGCCGACTGGGCAAAAAATCCTTTTCCGTGGGCTCGATGATCCGCTGAAAGTAACCTCTATCACCGTTGAGGTTGGCGTGCTCTGTTGGCTATGGATCGAGGAGGCCTACGAAATAAGCTCTGAGGCAGATTTTGACACCTTGGACGAGAGCATCCGTGGCGAAATGCCGCCGGGGCTTTTTAAGCAGCTCACTTTAACCTTTAACCCGTGGAATGAGCACCATTGGATCAAACATAGATTTTTTGATGCCCCACCAAATCCCGATATATTGGCACTCACTACAAATTATATGTGCAATGAGTGGCTGGATGCCGCGGATAAAAAGGTTTTTGAAACCATGAAAAAGAACAACCCTCGCCGCTACCGTGTGGCAGGGCTGGGCGAATGGGGCATTGTTGATGGGCTGGTGTATGAAAATTGGGAGGAGTCCTTTTTCAGCATCGAAGAGGTACGAAAAATACCCGGTATACGTTCTGCTTTCGGGCTTGACTTCGGATACACGAACGATCCAAGTGCCTTGTTTTGCGGGCTCATAGATACTACAAGTAAGACACTCTGGGTGTTTGATGAGATATATAGGCCAGGCATGAGTAATGAGGACATTGCCGCCGCCATCACTGCGGCAGGATATGCAAAAGAGCGCATACGTGCTGATAGCGCCGAGCCTAAAAGCATTGACAGACTTTATGCCCTCGGTCTAACGCATATACGCAAGGCTCGAAAAGGCAAAGATAGCATAAACAACAGCATTGATTACATTCAGGATTATAAAATATTTATCCATCCCAAGTGCGTCAATTTTCTCACCGAAATAAGCAACTACACATGGGACACGGATACAAAGACCGGTAAAAAGCTTAATCGTCCTATAGATGATTTTAACCATCTCATGGACGCTATGCGATATGCCCTTGAAGAATTTTCCGCCGGTCCACATTTCAGTTTTGAGTAAAAGGAGGTGCAGCCGTGCAAGTATTAAATCTATATGACACCCCATCAAGAGTACTTTTGATCGGCAAGACATACACGCACATCGATCCCGGAATGACCGACAAAGAATTTTTGGAACGTGAAATAAAAATGTGGCTCAACTCTCCGGAACGCAAGCGACAAATCGCTGGCGAGGCTTATTATAGCGGCGAACACGACATTCAAAAGCGTAAGCGTACTGTTATCGGCGAGGATGGCAAAATTAAAGAGGTTGACAATCTCCCTAATAATCGCATTATCGACAACCAGTACGCAAAAATGGTTGACCAGAAAGCAAACTATCTCTGCGGGCAACCTATTACTTTCGATACCAAAAATGCGGCTTTCGGTGAGGCTCTTTCCAAGGTGTTTACCAAAAAAGTGCAGCGCACCATGCGTATAGTAGCCGAAAAAGCACTCATAGGCGGTAAGGTGTGGCTTTTTCCATACTACAACAGTGCTTCGGAACTCGCTTTTGCAATGTTTCCCGCACATGAGGTTTTACCGTTTTGGAGCGATACTGAACACACCGAGCTTGATTGTGCTGTTCACTTTTTCCCTGTTTTCGTGTACAAGGATAAGGGTGAGGCTGAAATCGTGTATAAAGTTGAAGTTATCCACGGGGGCGGCATTGATCGCTTTATTTGGGATAACGCACTTGTTTATGACAACGATGCACCCTCCGGCGCATATATCACCGTTACAGATCAGACGGGCAAGCAGGTGGGCTACAATTGGGAACGCCTGCCGCTTATCTGCTTTAAGGCAAATCACCGGGAGCTGCCTCTGCTGTGCCGTGTAAAATGCTTGCAGGATGCGCTTAACCTAATGCTCTCCAATCTTGCAAACAACATGGAAGAGGATGCCCGCAACACCATTTTAGTGGTGCATAACTACGACGGCGAGGATTTAGGTGAGTTTAGGCGCAACCTTGCCACCTATGGGGCGGTTAAGGTGCGCAGCTATGATGGGACAGATGGAGCGGTTGAGACACTTGCAATTGAGGTAAACGCCGATAATTACAAGCTGGTACTCGATCTACTGAAAAAGTCGATAATCGAGAACGCCAGAGGCTATGATGCAAAAGATGATCGCATGAGTGGAACACCAAACCAGATGAACATACGCTCTATGTATTCCGACATCGACCTTGATGCAAACGGCATGGAGACTGAATTTCAAGCGTCCTTTGAGGATCTGCTTTGGTTTGTGTGCGTGCATCTCGCAAATAGCGGCACCGGTGATTTTATGGACGAAGATGTATCGGTAATTTTCAATCGTGACATTCTGGTGAATGAAAGCGAAGCAATTGAAAACTGCGGAAAATCGGTGGGCATAATCAGCAACGAAACCATTGTAAAACAGCATCCGTGGGTTGATGATCCGGAGGAAGAGCTGGCACGTTTGGACGCTGAGAAACAGAAATCAGCCGAAGAGGCAGATGCTTATCGTGCCGCTTTTGAAAGCACCGCCGGACAGCAAAACACCTCATCGGAGGATGATGCCGTAGATGAATAATGCAGACTACTGGGCACGCCGTTTAAAAAACATGGAGGATGCTCTAAAGGATAAATCATACGAATATGTAAAAAATCTTGATAAACAGTTTGACTCAGCCATCACTCAGATTGATACTCAGATGCGTGCGTGGTACCAGCGCTTTGCAGATAACAACGGTATTACATTTGCGGATGCACAAAAATTGCTGACTTCCTCCGAGCTTAAAGAATTTAAGTGGACTGTGCAGGAATACATCAAATATGGCAAGGAACACGCTATAAGCGGTGCATGGGCGAAAGAGCTGGAGAATGCATCTGCAAGGGTGCATATATCACGTTTGGACAGCCTCAAATTACAGCTAAGGCAACAAGCCGAAGCATTAACTGAAACACGCATACAAGCCACTCAGCAAGCCTCAGAGCTTGCATATACACAAAGCTATTACCACACAGCTTTTGAAGTGCAAAAGGGCTTGGGTGTAGGCTGGACAATGCAGGCATTGAATACAACAGCCGTTGAAAAAGTTCTCTCTCGCCCATGGACAGTTGATAATCAAACTTTCACGGCACGCTGCTGGACGGATAAAGCCAAGCTGGTGGAAACCGTAAATCAAGAGCTTACCCGCATGATCGCCACCGGTGAAGCACAGGACAAAGCCATTGCTGCCATCGCAAAACAGTTTAACACTACCAAGCAGAATGCCGGTCGTGTGGTTATGACGGAAAGTGCCTACTTTTCCTCGGCCGCACAAAAAGACTGTTTCAATGAGCTTGGTGTCGAACAGTACCGCGTGATTGGCACACTTGACAGCAGCACCTGCGAAACTTGCGGAGCGATGGACGGAAAAATTTTCAAAATGAGCGAATATAAAGAGGGCTCTACCGCCCCACCGTTCCACCCATGGTGCCGTTGCTGTACAGCTCCCTATTTTGCCGATATGGAGGGTGTCGGTGAACGGTACGCTCGTGATGCTGTATCCGGTAAAAGCTACAAGATTCCAAAGGACACAACATATGAACAATGGAAAGCCCAACAGGATGCTACTTATGGTGCAGGCACCGTTGACAAAATGCGAAAGATCGGCTATAATGAAAGTAGCGATTTGAAACAGTTTAAAGCTTATAAGGATCTGCTTGGCGATAAAGCACCAAAAACTTTTGCTGATTTTCAAAAGATTAAATACAGCGATGGGTATGGATCCCTTAAAATACAATACGCAGATGCCCGCATACAAGACCGCATAAAAACAGGTAAAACAAGTATCTCTGTTTTGGAAGGCAAGCAGGGCAAGCATATTTTAGGGCATAATAACTATATCAAGGGGCGCAGTTACATTAACAGCAATGAGAATGTGCAGGCTCTTGTAAACAAATATGCGGGCACCGGCACGCTTGTGCGTGATGCAAGCGGTAAATGGACTCGAAAAGAAGTTGTAAAAGCAGATCACCCCATCGGCTTTGCCATTTCCCAAGTTGATGGGTCCACAACTGAAACCTCCACATTTACCATACATTACAGCAAAAAAGGCGTACATATTGTACCTAAAAAGGAGTGACGATATATGACCGAAATGCAAAAACTTATGGCCAGCGCCGTTGGCTTTGACGTTGAGGTGCATATTGTTGGCGGTTTTAAACCCTGCATTGGTAAATGCACCGGTTATACGCAGCCACTGGATAATGATCCGGAGGTTGCTGCCATCGAAATTAAGATTGATGGCTTGCCAAGCCTCTACGAAATTACCGAGGATGAAATTGATACCCTCACTATTAAGGCGAGCAAGAAATAACTGCACTCAATTCAATACGTTGTTGAAAGCATCGTGCTACTGCGGCACGGTGCTTTTTTCATACAAAAAATACCGCCTGCTCCGGCGGACTATAAAACGGGCGTTGCATTACCGGGACTTGCCGGAAAATAAGGACAGCAACATAACAGCCAAAGGAGGTAAACACTATGTTGGAATGGTTAAAGCCCATT